AAAGTTTCTTCTATGGACCTAAACAAGTCTGCCTTCACAAGCCTACAGTTCTTCTTTGACGGAGTCCAACTTATTCGCCGCCCCGAGTTCTACGGCTCTAGTTATGACGCATGGGGTAAAAAAGTAGCCGATACTGACTATATAGAGCTTCTAAAAAAGACAGAGCTATCAGAAGTACTGTTCAAGGATAATCTCAGCTGGGCAGACCTTTCTGGGATAGCCTTGGACTCATCTGCTAGGAAGTTTTTATTAGAGCGGCTAACAGCAGAAGGAATCACCGAGATTTCTGGAAAACCTGTAGAAGAAATGTTTGGAGTTAAGTAATGAGAGACATAAGACCAATTTTTAAAGGCGAGGGTATTCTTGAGAAAACTTCTAGCGAGGGGGTCTTCAAACGGTACATTTTTGGGGCCACTCTTACCTCTTCAACAGGCAGCCCAGACGACTATATTACTGTAGACATGAGCGACTACGGATACGACTTCTTGGTTGATAGCGAGGATGTCACTATTGATTCAGACGGTATAATTACCTTTGAAGCTTTCGATGCTAAATACGTTATTCGTAAAGTGTCAGAAGCAGATGACTTACGAAATCTTAATCCAGAATTAGAAGACAGTGAGGAAGCATAATGGCAGTCAGCACTGTTGAGATTTTGGAAGCGTTCCTCTCCCGAGAGACAGGCGAGCTAGACCGCATTTACTACGAAGTGGTTGGTGTAGGCATATTTGAGCGTAAGGACAGCAAGTGGGTTCCGCTTTTTGAAGAGGCTGAAATTGATTTTGATAGCCTTGTTTTAGTAGACCTGGACCCAGCTAAGTCAGAAAACTTGCTAGTAAAGTTTGACAGCAAAGAAGCTCTAACAAAAGCAGATTTAGAGCCATATGCTCTTGAAGAAGAGCCAGAGGAGCTTTAATGATGGAATACCACGGCAAGCACGAAACCCGACTCCTATACACAGACAACGAACGAGCTGTCATTGTTGACACTTTATCCAACACTGTTATCTCCATAGACGAGTCCGAAACTCTCATTGCCTCAGCGCAGTGGGATGCTTCAGCTGCCGAGCCCGAGGGTCCTTCGGCAGAGTTGGCTAGAGCCGCTATCACCGAACTAGATATCAAAGTTCTATCGGCTAATGACCGTATGTACACAATTCCTAAGTCAGTTGTCTCAGAAGCCAAAAGAGGGCTAGCTTGGAGAAAAGAAGAAAAGCGCGGTGGCACTCCTGTTGGTCTGAATAGCGCAAGGACCTTAATTGCGGGTGGCCAAATTGGAATTCAAAAAGTACGCCACATCGCTAAGTATTTTCCTCGTCACGAAGTTGACAAGAAGGCAAAAGGCTACAAGCCTGCAGAAGATAACTACCCATCTAACGGCCGTATTTCTTGGGCACTTTGGGGTGGAGATGCTGCACAGCGCTGGGCATCTGCCATTGTTGAGCGCGAGAATTCTCAAGACGGGGTAACAGCTGGCGGATATGACGAGTACTACACAGAGCAGAAGCTTGACTACGGCTCCTATGCTGCTACTGGCGTTGAGCCTGATTTTTACATTCGCATAGACTTGACAGTCGGCGCTATTGACCGACTATATAAAGTTGACGAAGACGGAACATGTAGATTCTGGGACAGCGGGTCTTGGGAAGACATGGGCAATGTTGAAAATGACTTTGCAACTTACGATAAAGCTTTAGACGACCCATACGATAAGGGCCAAAAAACTCACATTCCTGTAGACCGAGAGACGGCAATTTCTTGTTCTGCAATGTTGGACAACACTCCCATGGAGCCAGTTTTCCTAAAGCAGATTAACTTTGAAGAGACAGAAATGTTTGAAATGGCAATGCCAGAGCTTGACTTTGAATTGCTAGACCAGTTAAGCAACGACACTCCTGACTTTTTAGAGGAAGAAGACGAGTTCGACGACGGTCTTATGGCTTCAGGCGTAGCAATGTTTGCTGAGCAGCCTTCCGTTGACACAAGTCCAGGAGTAGACACTCCAGAAGAAAGGTCAGAGCGAGCTGAGACGCAGGTTCGTGACATGATGGGCCGCTTCTCAAAGAACGGCTCTACAGTCATTATTGGCGGAGACGCTAGCTATAAAGGCGTAATAACTGCGCAAGACGCAAAAAACGAGACTGTAACTGTTGAACTTGCTAACGGCGAGTCTGTAACAGTTGCTGGTGGCTTAACCCAACAGGTGGATACTTTCGAGCCCGTAGCTCAGTCTAACTTTCCTTCTAGCAGCCTAGATTTTAGTGGAATCCTCGGTGAGCCAAGAACTCCCCTTGACCAGCCAAATGCTCGGCTTCCTGGAACACTTCCGCCTCTAACTGCTTCTAATGTAAACACATTAGTGCAGGACTGGGGTTCTTGGGTTGGAGACCAGAGGTTAGCCCCTGAGTATGACGGTGACCCGATTCCTCCGTTTGTACCTAAAGCTGTACCAGACATCAACACTGCGCTAGGGCGCTACCACGAAGGTGCGTTTAACCCAGACGGCACAGCTAAGCCTGGATGGAACCCTGCCACAACAGAGAACGTCTACAACGAGCCACTTCTCCGCGACTGGTTAGATTCTGTGTACGGCGATAAGTCTGGCAAAGGTTCTGGACAGACTTACTCAAGTTGGTACACACCTAAAACGTACTCTGGTGTAGACGTAAACGACAAGAAGTCTCGTGACGAAGTTGTTGGAGCCAAAAACCGTAATACTTGGGACGACAAGTTTGACCCAACTAAGCTTTCTGCCGAGGGACTCACCGCAGCTGCAGACGGCAAAGCACGTGAGCTAACTCCAGAAACCACTGATGTAAAGCCTATGTATTTGGCTATTGTTGCTGACGATGACCCTCAAGCGGTTATGAATTTAGTTTGCTTAATCCCAGCAACCACGAAGACAATATCCCCAGTCACTTTTATTAGAAAGCCTGGCAAATGGATTAAAGATGGGCAGATTCTTGCCGATTTAAACAGCCCTACCCCCCCTCCTGTAATTGTACTGGATACAGAGACCTTGGCAGTTGTTACCGAACAGATTGACGGAGATGCTGTTACAGCTAGTGTTACCGTAAAGTCACATTTTGCTTTGACCAACAACTCAATAATTTCTGCACTTATGGCTGCTGGCGGTGCTGACCGCAACAAGGGCAATGCTGGCGCTTTGCGCCGTTACTGGACCGTAGGAAAAGGCGGACTTAAGATTCGCTGGAACACTCCTGGTGACTGGACCCGATGCAATCGCCAGCTAAAGAAGTATATGGGGCCTCGTTCCAAAGGATATTGCGCACTTAGACATAAAGAGATGACTGGCGTATGGCCTGGAGACAAAAACAATGTTGGCAAGAAAAAGGGTAAAGCCCTTAAAGCTTCTGCAGAAATCCAAACTACCGAACTACGCGGTCTAAAGACAGAAGCGGCTATCGTCGAGACGGCAACATTACGTGCGCGTGCAACATCGGCTAAGTCTAGGATGGCAGGGCGAATTGGCGCTACTCCTACAGAGCACGGTGCAAAGTTCTCGATTCCTCTAGTAATCCCCGAGGGGGCTGAGACTGGCGATAACCGTATTTTCCAAAAGGGCTCTATCTCTATGCGAGACCTTCCGTTACCGCTTTTGTGGCAGATTAAAACTGGCAACGGTCACGATGGTTCTGTAGTTGTAGGACAAATTACTTACATGGAGCGAACCAATGAGGGCATCGGTAACGCTATAGGTGTCTTTGATTCTGGAGAATTTGGCCTAGAAGCAGAAAGACTAGTTCGCTACGGGTTTATCCGTGGAGTATCTGCCGATATGGACCAGTTTGAGGCCGATGAAGAAGCTCCAGAGGATACTGGGGACGACTCAAAGGACATTAGCTCAGGTAGAATAAATATAACAAGTGCTCGTGTAATGGCTGTCACTATCGTACCCAAGCCAGCATTTCAGGAGTGCTTCATACAGATTGTTGATGAAACTATCGACTCCGAGGAGGAAACAATGCAACCAGACGGTATTTACGTAGATAACGTGAACCCGCTAGACGCTTCTGCGCTAGTTGCCTGCGGAATGGTTGCTGGTGCAATCCCGAACGAGCCGCCAATCGACTGGTTCGATGACCCAAATCTTAAAAAAGCTACTCCACTAACTATTGGGGACGATGGACGCGTGTTTGGTCACATTGCCGCATGGCACGTTGACCACATTGGGATGGCTTTTGGAACAAAGCCACCTCGGAGCCGCAGCAAGTATTCGTACTTCCACACTGGAGTAGTTCGTACCAACGAGGGCTCAGATGTTGAAGTTGGGCAGCTAACTCTTGCTGGCGGTCACGCTGGTCTTGAGGCATCTGCTCAGCAGGCTGCAAAGCACTACGACGACACAGGGTCGGCTTTTGCTGACGTTCATGCTGGAGAAGATTCTTATGGTATCTGGGTTGCTGGGTCACTACGCTCTGGAACTACTCCAGAGCAGATTCGTGCAGCTCGTGCTTCGGCACCTTCTGGTGACTGGAGGCCTATTAAAGGCAGTCTAGAACTAGTTGCTGTTTGTCAGGTAAACGTGCCTGGATTCCCAATTGCTCGAGCAAGAGTTGCCTCGGGTCAAGTTATGGCTTTGGTGGCTGCTGGTGCAAGCATGCTTGCTCAGCTAAGAAGCGACCCACTTGCCGAGTTGAACGCAAGAATTGACGCTCTTGCAGTTGCTCAGTCCGAACCGCAACTTGTTGATGCACGTAGTCGCTTTGCTCAAGCTCGCAATGAGATTCGCTCTGAAAACCTTCAGCGCATGAATGAATTGTCTGACCGTGTTAAGGGGGCTAAAGAAGAAGACGATGAGTCGGTTGAGTACATGATTCAGATGATGGACGATGACCCAGAGAATGAACTTGCCGTTGTCCCTCGCCGCGTCCGTCGCCGTCTTGCCAGAGAAGGCAAGGCTATGCCTGATGGCTCTTTCCCAATCAGAAACATCTCTGACCTACGCAATGCAGTCCGTGCATACGGACGAGCAAGGTCTGGAGCTAAGGGTGCTGTTCGCAAGCACATTATGATTCGCGCTCGTGGCCTAAAGCGCGAGGACTTGCTTCCACCAAAGTGGAGCACCCAGTACAGCGCAGATGGTGAAGAACTTTCACTACACGAACGAACGCTTGCCGTTTCAGAGGCGCTAACTCTAAAAAAAACTCTTGATTCCGAAAATTTAGAAGCAGTTTTTACTGAGAAAGGTATCACTGCGGCAGCAGGAGATGACGAAGATTTAAAAGGACTAGCGCCTGAAGAGATTGAAGCTCTAAGAGTAGAAAAAACTTCTCGCGCAAACGAAGACGCAACACCTAAGCTCACTCCTGACACCCAGCCTCGTGATACTTCTGGCAAGTTCCGTAAGGTTCTAGCCCGACTAAAAACAGACCTAGGCATTGCTGGTCTTAGTGACGCAGTTGAAAAAGCTGAAGAGATTGAGAACTTCGATAAGTCAGGGGATGTCGACCAAGCAACCGAGTCTGCTCAGAAATTAATCGGGATTGTTGACCGATTGGACGCAAAAGCACTTAATCCTGAAGCTTTAGAGAACATTCGTGAGAGTTCTGGGAAGTTAGGCGAAGTAATTGCCAACCTACCCTTTGACTTCGGGGAAGAAGCTCAGAAGGTTAGGTACAGCGATGTACCTGCCCCTCTGCAACAGCTTATGGAAGAGATGATTGAGCGCGTTGAGGCCAAAATTGGCGACGAAGACGCGGATGTAGCTACTGCTGACCTAAAGAGATTTATGTCTGGCGGAGATTATTTCAATCAAAGTGAGATTTCTTCCGAGATGTCAAAGCTGTTAAGACTCCTTACCTAATAACCACATCTAAGCGACTATTCGTACAATCACTACCTTTCAACCTATGTAACATTATATGTAGGTGGAGTGCCTCCACGCCTTGTGCGTTTAGGAGTCCCTTGGCCTCGACTATAAGCAAGTAGGACACCCGTCCTATGTAACTGCCCTAAGGAGGGACAGTGGACCGTATTAAAGAGATGATGAATCAGCTCGCTGAGCTAGGTGCCGACCAGGTTACCGAGCTACAAGAGCAGATTGTCGCCGAATTCGAAGCGGTTGAGAACGAGGAACCTTCCTCACAGACAGTTGACGCGATGACGTCGCTTGCCGACATGCTTGAGGCCGTTCGCGGCGAAGTCAAGCAGCGCGAGGCCGCAGTTCAGGAGCTCGCCCAGCGGGCTGCTGAAGCAGCTAACCGCGTATATGGCGATGACGCTAAAGAAGATATGACTGCTTCCGAAGGCAAAGAAGAAATGAAAGACGAGGAGATGACCCCATCTGACTCAGAGGCCGCTATGGACTCTGAAGAAGAGAAGGTAGCCCCTGAGCCTGACGTTCCTGCAATGCCAGCATCCGAGGAGATGGAAGACGAGGCTCCAGTAGCCGAATCCGAAACTCCAACCGAATCCGATTCCGAAAAGGAAGAGGACGAAATGGAAAAGAAGAAGACAATGTCTGAAGCATCAACTGAAGTGGAAGAGACTACCGAACTCTCAATTGAAAACGAAACCGTCTCAGAGGCATCCGCCGAAGAGACAGTCACTGCTGCTGCCGAAGAAGACACAGTTGTTGAAGTAGAAGCCGAAGAGGCTTCCGTGGAGACAGTTGTTGAAGCTGAAGCTGCAGTAGAAACCGCCGAAGTAGAAGTATCAACCGAAGAGGTTGCTTCCGTCAAAGAGGGTGCAGAAGCAGAAGCTTCCGTGGACTCTGAGGTAGAAGCCGCAACTGAGGTCGAGGTTTCAGCTGAAGCCGCAACAAACGAAGAAATCAAATCAAACGCAGCTGAACTATCAGCTCAAGAAACTATGGAGGCACCTGTGACCGCTTCTGCCGAAAATGCAGACAACCTCGACCTAGAGGTACCAGCGGACCGCCGTCTGGCATCCAAGGAGACCGCTTCTCCCGTGGCAATCACGGCAGGTGCAGATATTCCTGGATACACAGCTGGTAGTACGCTAGATGACATGAGTACCGTTGCTGAGGCAATGGCAAAACGCCTACACGCGCTTCGTCGCGTGAATGGTGGGGACGGTGAGCAGCACATTGTTGCATCAATCACTCAGTCCTACCCTGAGAGCCGCACCTTGACCTCAGACGCTGAAAGCAACAGGCTCAAGATTAGTAATCTTGTATCACCTGAGGCTATCGTTGCGGCTGGTGGACACGTTGCTCCTTTCGAAGCCCGCTACGACGTTTTTGGAAATGGTTCGACCGCTCGCCCAGTGCGTGACGCTCTGCCTCGTTTCCAGGCTGACCGTGGTGGTATCCGTTATGTTACCCCCCCTATGCTGTCAGAGTATGCTGACGCTGTTGGTGTTTGGACTGCTGCTAACGATGCAGCTGAGACCCCAAACCCATCTTCCAAGCTAAGCTTGACCGTTGAAGCTGCTGCAGAGAATACCGTCTCAACCGACGCTATCACTCTTCAGTTGCAGTTTGGTAACCTTGCAACACGCGCTTACCCTGAGTTGATTTCTCGTCACAACGAGCTTGGTCTAATTCAGCACGCACGTGAAGCAGAGCAGAACTTGCTTGGCAAGATTGCTGGCTCCTCGACCGCAGTTACGACTACAAACCTAATCGGTTTTGGTCGCGACTTCTTGGTTCAGATTGGCCGCGCTGCTGCTGGTTACCGTTCACGTCACCGCCTAGAAGCTGACGCTCCATTGCGTATAATCATCCCTACTTGGGTAAAAGACGCTATGGCTGCTGACCTTGCTTTGTCTATGCCTGGAGACAGCACTCTCAACGCTTACGCTGAGATTGATGGCTACATCGCAAGCCGCGGCGTAGTCGTGAGCTACTCAATGGACCAGAACGTATACGGTGCTCAGGGTGCAACTGCACTTCTTGAGTTTGCTGACTCGTTCACTTGGTACCTATTCGCCGAAGGAACATTCTTGTTCCTAGACGGAGGTACTTTGGACCTCGGAATCATCCGTGACAGCACCCTAGTTGGAACCAACGATTACAAGATGTTCGTTGAGACCTTCGAAGGCGTTGCCAAGGTTGGCGTTGAGGGTCTTGCTATTACTTCAACCATCAATGTCAACGGTGCAGCTGCTGCACTTCGCGACACTCTTGGTGGAGTAGCATCATCCACAATTGAGCTATAAGCCCGATTCACGCAATAAGTAATAAGTAAAAGCAATGTTTAGAACCCGCAGAGGAGAATAAGGAAAAATGGCTATATTTAGAGGGGTTTTCCCCGCTACAAAGTTAATTCCCGCTCCCTGCGGGCTTCTGAGCGTTGCAAGCACTACATCCCACACTGGTAGTGAGTATGACGAGCGTTGGATTCGTGGCTTCGATAAAGAATTCAACACCATGCCGTCATACGTGCGTCTTCTAACCGTAAACGACGCTATAGTAACGGGCGGCGAGCTCACAGACAATCAGTCTGAAGCCCGCTACTTAAACTACGTTCCGTTCTTTATTGATGTAGAAGATTTTGCCTCGACCTTTGGCATTTTAGGCCAAGACAGGTTCGACCGCGTAAAGCAAGAGCTTGATGCTGTTACTCAGAAGGCCGTAGAGCTCGAGTTTTGGGATGGCCCAGCAGCCCGTGCGTTAGTCAGCACTACCCCAGATGTAGAAGAAGTTGGCTCAGGCAACATGTACCTGAGTAAAACTGGAGACTCTACAATCCCAGTTGCAGGAGCATTTACTCCACAAATTTCTCTCATGTACCTTGAGCAAGCAATCTCAGAATCACCATTAGGCGAAAACGGTGTTATCCACATGACACGCGACATCGCCTCAGACTTAGGCACTCGTCTCCTCTACAGAAAAGGTGATGACGAGTACCCAGGAAGTGTTATGACACGTCTTGGAACACAAGTAGTTATTGGCTCTGGTTACTCAGGTAATGGCCCAGTAGGTGCGACAGGCGCTGCTGCTTCTGTCACTAACAAATGGATGTACGCAACTGGTGTTGTTGACGTCCACCTAGGCAATGTCGAGGTCGTAAACGAAGACTTGGGTCAGGGCGTAGATGCTACAATAAATAACATGAGAATCAAAGCATATCGCCCTGCGGCGGTCTACTCTGACCCCTCAATGCATTTCGCAATGCGAGTGACAATTCCTACGACCTAATGACTCAGCCAAAACCAACAATTTATAAGGAGAAATAGAATGGCTACACAGGACTACGCGGCTAGCGTCCAAGGCGTGGCGCTCCGAGTCACTCGACTGGACGGCGCTGGAAACATGCTCAACGGAGCAGGAGACAGCTACACGACTACCGCATTTTTGCGTGCATCGTTTACTCCTGAGTACGAAGAGGGCGATGAAATAACAGAGAAGTCTGCAGACGGCACAATTTGTGTCTCCTACAAGGCTCCTGACACACTGAAGAGAATCACCATGGAAATCGCTATCTGCGAGCCAGACCCAGAGCTAACCTCTCTTATGTCTGGTGGGCTTCTTCTTCGTAAGAACTTTGGCACCTTCGGTTCGCCTACCAACCAGAGCATTGGTTGGGCAGCACCTGGCGTTGGAGACGACCCTGCTGGTAACGGTGTTACTATCGAGGTTTGGTCCTTCGCTGTTAAGGACGGCAAGCGTGCCTCAACTCTTCCTTACTTCTACTGGGTCTTCCCATACGCAAAGCTTCGCCAGTCTGGTGACCGCGTAATTGAGAACGGCCTACTTGCCAACACCTTCGAAGGCTACGGTCTTGGAAACGTTGCATTCGGTAGCGGTCTTGACGGTCGCTGGGAGTTCCCAGTTGCTACAGAGCGTCCATACAGCTACGCACGTGGCGACTGGGCACCTGAAGGTCTTCGCGGCTTCTACACTTGGCACAACGAGTCCACAAACACTATTAGCAACAAGAGCTTGACCTCTAACGTTGCTACTTTGACTACTGCAACAACTCACGGTTTTGCAATTGGTCAGACAGTAGTTGTGGCCGATGTTGGCTCAGAGTTCAACGGTACCTACCTAATTACAGCTGCTCCTACGCCAACAACCTTCCGCTTTGCTAAGACATCGGCGGATGTTGCTTCGACACCAGTATCACCTGCTGGAACAGTTATCCGTCAGCGTGGCTACATCACAGTTCAGGACTTTGATAGCCAAGGCTCAACTACCACGTACAACGTACCTGGTGGCGAGTTCTACAACCCTGACCTCCCAATTGACTTCATCATTGCGTCAACTGAGGACCCAACAGTATAATTTAGTTATGAGGCGGGTAGTTAGCGACGACACTGTCGTCAACTGCCCGCTTTTTCTAATCTAAGGAGCCTTAATGAGTAACTTGTGGGTAGATATAGAAGAGCTTGGCGAATTCGCAGACTCTGACTATGCATATGATGCAATTAAGACCGCTTCTCACTTGCTCTGGAGTATGTCAGGGCGTAAATTTTCTGGCAGCACAACCGTCACTGAGCGGTACGTTTCTGCCTATGACCCATATCTTCGCACTGGGACTTCTAGCATGTCCCATGCTCCCCAGCTAATCAACGGAAAAGTAGAGAACGTTGTCAATGGCGGAAACGGTCGTTACTCAAACCATGACTTTCTTGGGGACGGCACCAACGCTCTTACCCGTGTAAGACTGCGAGGACGTAAAGTTGTTGAGGTTCACAACATGCGAACTATGGATGGCGAACTTATTGACCCCGACACTTATTACTTAGCAGACCACTCAGTACTATACGGAACACCAAACGCTTCGTGGACCGCTACAAACGTTGAAGTGACTTATACATACGGCAGCCCTCCTCCTCCTTCAGGACGAGCCGCCGCGAGACTTTTAGCCACAGAATTAGTAAAGCTTTATTCGGGAGACGACACCTGCGCCCTCCCTCAACGTGTGACCTCTGTTGCTCGTCAGGGAGTCTCGTACACAGTACTTGACAACCAAGACTTCATTGACGAGCTCAAAACTGGTATCTACGCAGTTGACCTTTTCCTGCGTGCTGTTAACCCAGACAAGGCCCGTGCTCGTTCTCGAGTGTTCTCACCAGACCAGCCTCGCGCTCGTCGAATTATCGGTAAGTCCCCTGCCTTTGAGCTCAGCTCGTACGATTTGTACTTCAACTCTCAGGGTGGCACGCAGGTCTACTACATCAACGAATTTGGTGGAGAGTTCCTTACCGAAGACAGCGCATGGAACGTGTACGCAACGGTAGCTAACTACAACAGCTCTACGACTATTGACTTCTCAAACGAAGCTCAGTTGGACAGAGTAGAAGGCACCATTAGAATTGCTCTGGGCTATCCAGCGTTGCTTGGAATTTTAGGTCCTCGTAATCCTGGACTAATTGATGTATATGCAAGCCGACCAAGTTTAGGAAACCCCGAGGTTAACGAGATAATTAACCTAGTAACGGGTAACGTTATATATCAACTGGGTAGCCGCATAACACCAATAGCAATTGCATAATACATAAGAAAGAAATGACATGGCAGTAGCAGATATCAGTGGCGTGAATGACGACGCTAAAAACTTAGCAACCTTCCTTGGAGAAGTTCTTTCCAAAGTCGTCACTGCCTACGACTCTTACAACATGCCTATTCCAACTCGCAAGTACTTCACTTTTGGAGCCCCCGCGGTTGACTGCGAGCAGTTGGTTGTTTCTCTTATTCAGATGTACATAGGCACTCCTGGCGACGAAGCAAACGAGCCTAGGCGTTGTAACGACCCTCGAAGTGCAACACTTCTTGTGTCGGTGTCTCGAGAAGTTCCCGTGGCGCAGGCTAACGGAAACCCACCCAATTCTGCAAACATTCAAGGCGCTACTGAAGTGTCTGCTTTAGACGCTTGGATTCTTATGGAAAGCGTTAGAGACTTTGACTCAAGTTGGAGCGGGCTCCCCAGCGGATTGGGTCTTGGCGTAATCGCAACTGTAGACGTTGACTCTCCTGAAGGTGGCTTCCAGACGACCCGTTTGACCATCACAATGGCTGTCCCATAATGGCGAACGTGAGACTGGTCTGGAGACAGCCAGTAATTGACAACTATCTAAATTCTCCTGGTGGACAAGTTGGACGATACCTTAAAAAGCAAGGAACTAAGGTTACGACCGCTGCTAGAGCCCAAGTGGGGGTAAAAACGGGGCAGTTGCGTTCATCGATTCACATGCGTCACATGCGAGATTCTCGAGGTCAATATCTAAAAATTGGCTCCTCTGTAAAGCATGCCTACATGCATCACGAGGGCACTAAGCCCCATTTAATACTCCCCAAGGGGCCGAATACGCACTTGAGGTTCTTTAGTAAGGGAGTAATTGTTTTTGCTCCTTTAGTAAGACACCCTGGTACAAAGCCAAATCGCTATTTATCAGACAATCTAAAGTTGATAAGATAGATAGTAGTAAGGACGCACTGCATCAGTTGTGCGTAAATGACATAGACAAGGAAGAAGCATGACAAATAGATTCAAGGACTTTGGTGCTGGCGCAGCCGTCACCGACACTCCTGTTTCGTTTAAGCTCCACGGAGAAGATTTCGAGTGTTACCCAGCTTTGCAGGGTAAAATGTTGCTCGACTTGGTGGCAAACTCAGACGAAAATGACGGAGCTGCAATAGCCAAAACTATTGACTCGTTTTTCAAGGCTGTCCTCGTAGAGGAAAGCTATGCCCGTTTCGACATCCTATTGAGGGACCCTATCCGCATTGTCTCAGTTGAGACGCTTGGTGAAATCACCTCATGGCTCGTAGAGGAGTATTCAAGCCGCCCTACAGCGGGGCCAGAGGACTTGTAGAGTGGGCAATTGACCTCTGGCCTTATATAAACGGAAAAGCCCTTGTGCAAGGCATAAAGCTTAAAGAAATGGAACTGTCAGACATGCTAGATGTTATCCACTACTTCTTCGAAGAAGATTTACTGGTCAGCTCTTCTGAAGAGTCCGAATCCAAAACACAAATACGTTCCGTTATGTATAGGGACCTGTATGGAACTACGTATAAGTACGGAGACAACAGTACAGGACAAAGCTATAATATTAGTAACGACACCCTTCCTTCGGATGGGTTGATGGGAAGCACCGACGAAGTGATTCCCGACCCAATGCAGCAAAAGCGCCCCACAAGGGCGTATACACCGACAACAGACTTTGATGCGGATAGTCCGCTTCCATTTGGGCAGGTCCTAGACCAGCCTGAAAGTCTTTAGAAGAAGGGGGTGAGAGCGTATGGCAGTAGTAGGTGACGCATATGTCGTAGTCCGCGCTCTCACTTCTGGATTCAAAAAGCAAGTTGAACGTGACCTAAACGGTATGGGAGGCGTCGGCGAGAAAGCTGGTAGAAACCTAGGAGACGGAGTAAACAAGGGTCTCAAGAACAGAAGAATAGGCTCTGCCTTAAGTGACAATTTTCTTAGAGAAATTGAAGCAGCTCGAGTAAAGTTCCGTAACTTAAACATAGCTTCATTTGCTCTTGTTCCTGCAATTGGTGCAGTAGTCGGTATCATCGGTAGCCTCGTCAGCGGATTGGTTGTACTGGGTGCAGTTCTTGGAAACGCAGCCAGAGGCTCAATCGTATTCGTCGCGGCCTTAGGTAGCTTAGCTCAGGCTGCAATTGTCGCTAAAGTGGCCTTTAGAGGCGTAAGCGACGCGCTTTCAGCTGGCTTAAAAGCACAACAAGCAGCGGTGGACAACAGTGATGCACAGGCGGCAGCCGCTAGGCGCCTCCGTGACGCCAGATTATCTCTTAAGAGGCTACTAGAAGAAGAAAAGCCTGAAGCCCTTGCAGCAGCACGTGAGAGGGCTGTCAGAGCCGAAGAAGCGGCTGCTGACGCATTGCTCGGGACCGAAAGAGCCACTAGAACTTATAATCAAGCACAAAAGAACTCTCTTAATGCCCTCGAGGACCTCAACGAGGCTCGTGATGACGCCAGAGAGAAGATACAGCAACTTCGTTTCGAGGTTGAAGGCGGTGCTATCTCTGAGAAAAAGGCTCGCCTTGCCTTTGAAAAGTCTCGCGACTCCTTGCAAAGAGTTCAGGACCTCCCACCAAACTCTAGAGCACGTCAAGAAGCAGAACTTGCCTTTGCAGAAGCCGAGCTAAACCTCCGCAAGGCTATTGACAACAACTCAGACCTCAAAAAAGAATCAGAAGCATCTACGAAAGCTGGTGTCGAGGGCTCTAAAGAAGTTGTTAAGGCCAAAGAAGACATTGCAGACGCCCAGCAGGCCGAAGTAGATGCTGGGATTGCCGCTGCCAGAGCAATAAGAGATGCAAGCAGGGCCACGGAAGACGCCGCTAAAGCCGCAGCTGACGCTGGTGCTGGAGGAACCGTAGAGCGTGACTTAAACAGAAGAATTGCTGCCGCCAGAGAGCAAGTTCAGCTTGCTCAGCAAGCCGCGTCAAAAGCTGCTTCAGGCGGAATCGATGAGTATCGAAATGCACTAGAAAAGCTTTCACCAGAAGCTCAGAGTTTTGTTGAGTTCCTCATTGAGCAACAAGATGCCTTTGATGACTTGCGTGATGCTGCTGGACGAGACCTGTTTCCAAAACTTGAGACCGCTCTAACCATAATCATTGGAAAATTTAAAGAACTTGAGCCTTTGTTCCAAGCTACTGGCGACATCCTTGGAGACTTGGCTGTTACTTTTGCTAAGACATTCTTCCAAGGCGAGAATTTTGACAGACTAAAAGCTGTTTGGTCTACTAACAATACTCTTCTAGGAAACCTTGGTCAAACAGTTATAAACCTCCTAGAAGGATTTTTAATTCTCTTAGCTGCCGCAGAGCCCCTGATTACTGCTTTCGGGGACTGGGCAGTCAACACTAGTGAAGCTTGGAAAGAAACTAAAAAATTAGACGAAAACAGTGGAAAGCTGGCTGAAACTTTTGAAGGGGTTCAGAGCAAAGTCACCATTCTAAAAGACACTTTTGGGGCTTTAAAAGACGCTTTTGGGATAATTGGAGAAGTTATAAATGCCCCAGGGGGGCCTGGAGAGCAGCTTCTTACTTACTTTAAGACCTCAGCCGAATCTTTTAAAGAGTTTATTACCGCGGGAGAAGAAGACGGCTCTCTAAGAACGTTCTTTGAAAACTCCGTCAAAAACTTTACAGGAATCCTAACTGTTATTGGGAAAATAATAGGCGGCTTCTTAACTCTTGGCGCTTCTCCTGGAGTTGGGCAATTTATAGATTCAATAGGAAAAGTCACTGACTCTTTTAATTCGATTGGCGATGAGATTGGAAAAGAAGACGGTGCTATCGCACAGTTGGGTATTTTCCTAGAAGAGTTTGCCCTACTGATAAAAAACTTAACAGACAGCGGTGCGATTCAGGTCTTTTTCCAGACCCTAACTGGCGCTCTAAAAATTATAAACGCTATCCTTTCAAATGACATAGTCCAGAGTGTTCTAAAGTTTGTCGGATTACTTTTTGGAGTTATAACAGCGGTTGGAAGAATAGCTAAAGTATTCAGTTTCCTTGGCAAGGCGCTTCTAGGAAACATTAGGTTAATTCTTGGGAAAAAAGGGTTTGCAAAACTGACTGAGTTTTTGTCAAAGCTTAAGGGTAGATTTGCAGTGGCTTTTAAAAGCGCACTAAAATTCCTCTTGCCGTTTTTGGGCAGAATAGCTATGGGTATTCTAAGAATTCTTGGTGGACCTTGGGGGCTTCTCATCGCTGTGGTCATCTCAACTATTGCTTTTATTGTTAAGAATTGGGACGAGATTGTTGCCTTTTTCAAAGAGACAACTGCAAAAATTGGTGAGTTCTTTGGCGAAGCATGGGCTTTTGTAAAAGACGCTTTCCTTGATATTTGGCAGGGAATTTTAGATTACTGGAACGACACTATTTTCCCATTCTTTGCAAATCTTGGTAAAGCCATAGGGGACAGGGCTAAGGAAATTTTTGACTGGTTCCTAGATTTATTTAAAGACGCTTGGAAGAACTACTTAAACTTTTGGGGTAACACTGTGCCTGGATGGTTTAAAGACCTTGGTAACGTAATCTCGACCGCGGCTGGGGACATTTTTGCGTTCTTTGGTGACTTGTTTAAAGACGCCTTTAACGGGGTAAAAAACTACTTTAATGACACTCTCATCCCGTTCTTTAAGGACCTACCAGCTAAAATAGGAGCAGCTGCAGCAGGACTTTGGGATTGGCTCAAGAATAGTTTTAAGAGTGCTCTTAACTTCATAATCGACAAATGGAATAACTTTAAGCTAGACGTCAAAATTCCGACGAACTTTATAACCACAGCTCTAAAGATTGCTGGCTTAGGATTTACGATTGACACTCCTAATATCCCTCGTTTAGCTGCTGGTGGCGTAGTTCCTGCTACGCGAGGCGGGATGATGGCAGTTCTAGGTGAAGGCGGACGTGCAGAGAGGGTTGCTCCTCTTGATAAAGATGGGTTGTCTGTCCGTGACAGGTCTATGATTAAAATGCTCTCTGGTGGTAAAGGCGGTACTACAATTAACGTCTACCCATCTGCAGGAATGAACGAGCGCGAGCTTGCCGAGCTTGTCTCTCGCAGGTTGGCTTTTGAGCTTAGGAGAGGCGCAGTCTAATGGTCTATACACAAGGACAAGAAAACTTTTCAGTAGACAGAGGTCTGCAGGAGATTTTTAGCCCAGACATTGGCCGTCTAAAGCTTGACGCAAACATTGTCCTTGGGGACTTTATCTTCAACACCCTAGACTCTGAAGGAGTTGTTTGGGTAGTTACTGACATTCCAGGATGGTGGGAAGCACCTAGAGCTGATGTCCCAAACATTCCTAGAGGATTTGGTGATGGGGCATACGAAGTACGAGGGCGCTACAACTCACGGAGCTTCTCTATTCGAGGCTCTTTCTTAGTTCCAAAACCTTCTCTCGTTGAGGCTGCTCGTGACAAACTTATTGCGGCTACTGCTGACTTAGCAAGAACTGGCGTTTGGTTTAAAACTGGCAACAACCCAATTAGAGCAGCGTATGTAACGCTAAACGGTGATATCTCAATCGAAACCGAAAATCTTAGAGGCAGAACCAACTTTGAGATTGGGCTGCGTGCTGCAGACCCTATTAAGTACGCATGGAATGACGCAAGCCCAGATGGCTACGCTTTCGCTGAGGTTCCAGTTAAAAACTCTGCAACAGGGGTCAGTGGTTTAGGAACAATTACCAATATTGGAAACTACTCCGTGCCGTGCTTCCTAGAGGTATCAGGTCCGTTTGCTGGTCCAGGCACTATCTTCAATAGAGCAACAGAAGAACTTATTATTTTGACTCAGGGACTTAAAGGCCCGATTTCCAGAACCGTAGTTAACAAGCAGCTCGCTTTCAACGTAGCAACCCTAAAAGATATCGCTACCCTTACCACCACTCAGGCCCACGGGTTCTCTGTAGGAGATAGCGTTTATGTTTCGGGAATCGGCGCACCCTTTGATGGGGACAGCCTCATTACAGCCGTGCCTACTGACACAACTTTCAATTACGAAGCAGATGCTGCTTTCATCATCCCCGCGGCTTTCAAGTCTTTGGCAGGCGGTTTTGCGACTATAAAGACGACCGAACCTCACGGGCTAACCACGGGTAGTTCAATAGTCGTGAGCGGCGTGGATTCTGTATTTGATGGAGTGCATACAATTACATCTACTCCTGCTGCTAATTCCTTAAAATTCTCTAAAACTCGTATTCCTCCGAGAACTATTATCTCGGCGTCATTAATCTCTAACATTGCAACAATTAACACTTCTGACGTCCATCAATTCATTCTTGGAGAAACCGTCACAATAACTGGCGTTGGGACTAACTACAACGGAACTTTTGAAATTACTGCAATTCCGTCTCCTAACTCCTTCAGCTACGCTTCTACTAGAACTAACGCTCGGACTATTATTAAAAAGCAGATGGTTCAAGACGTTGTTTCTTTGACAACTTCGGCTCCACACGGGTTTGTTGCTGGTGAAAACGTAAACGTGACAGGCGTGGACTTATCGTTAAACGGTGGGTACACAATCGCATCTACTTCTTTGCTTGCTGATTTTAGTTATCGGAGAGTAAGAACTACACAGAAAAAAATCGTAACCAAAGCAAGGTCTAGCAATGTAGCGACCCTAACTGCGTCTCAGTCGCACGGTTTTGTGCTCGGAGAAAAAGTTGTTGTAGACGGTGCTGGTAGTGGAAATGGTGGAGACTTCAACGGAACTCACACAATTACCAGCCTGCCCAGTTCGACTACTTTTACTTATGCCAACAGCGGGTCTAATCAAGTTTCAACCACCATACCCACTGGCGGTACAGCTAGAGCTGGAAGCCGAAAGATTGCTTCTATCCTTTTAGCTGGAAACGTTATAACCATAACCACCCGAGATAGTCACGGTGCGATTTTCGGAGAAGAAATTACAATTACGGGGGTAGGTGCTCCTTTTGACGGAACGTACACTATTTCCGCTATTCCTTTTCTAAATGTTTTGGAGTGCCAAAAGACGGCGGCTAACGTTGCTCTCATTTCGTATCCAGTAGACGAAGACACGGGCGAAACCGCTGATGTCTTTGTTGAAATGTCAGGCACAATTTATATGGTGAACGTTACGCCTAACGGGCAAGCAGACGTGGGTGGAAGTCTTCCCTTGACTGCTACGGGCGGTACAGCCACTATTTCAGACATAATCCCAGAGACATTTACTGGTGGAAACGTTATTAAAACTCAAAACGTTCAATTTACTCCTGGCCTGTCGGGAGCAACTGCAATTGTTTCAGCAGACATCCTTGAGATTGATACCAAGAACCGCGAAGTAGCATTCAATGGAGAAGTTCAAGGTGCAAGAGGTAGAGTAGATGTATTGGCTGACTTTATAGGATTAGCTCCTGGAGACAATGAGTTAGAATTTATTGACTCAGGAAATCCAGAGGGTGAAACATCTCTCCGAGTGTATTACCGCTCTGGATGGCTTGGCTAACGTAATACTTTAAGGACATTAAATGACTATCGAGACACAGGTTGAGTACCGCTACTACCTTACTGACCTGCTCAGCAATGACATAATTTCTGAGGTTCCATTTAAAGGTGTCTCTTATGAAAGAGCAAACCGTAGAGCTGGAGCTTTTAGCGGCAGCATCCCATTTATTAAGTCTACCAAAGGGTTAGACCTCTACGAAGCAACTATGCCTGGCCGAACAGGTCTGTACATCATGCGTAACGGCGTATGTGTTTGGGGCGGGATAATTTGGTCTAGGTCATACGACGCAATTAGCCAAACCTTAAGCGTCAATGGCGCTGAGTTTATGAGTTACTTTTATCACAGGCATATCTGGCAAACAATTCAATACGGTTCTGATTATATTGGAGTCTCCACTTTTGCTGTGGAATCAGGCATAGGAACTATAACCACCGAGTTTCCTCAAGGGTTTTATATTGGTCAAAAAATTGCCGTTTCGTATACAAATCCCATTGTCGACGGCGTTCAGACAATTACAGAGATTAACTCAACAACTAGCTTCAGCTTTACGACAACTTCTGGAGACGGTAGCGGACCAAGTACAAGCGGAGCAGTTCGTAGTCTAATTGACACCTATGATTTTGCTCGCGACCTTATCTTCCGAGCATCCACCGACCTGAGCGGTCTAAACTTTGCCAACGAGGTAATTAAGCCAGCTAAAGAACTTCAAGCAGCAATTATCTCTAAAGAGCGCTCTGCGGGTGTAGTCACTCTGCAGACAAGCGAAGACCATAGCATAATTCCAGGTCAAGAAATAGAATTAGTTGAGATTGATTCAGAGCTGGATGGGTTTCATATAATCTCAGAAGTACCAAATAAACGAACCATTAGATTGATACTTGACGGGCCAGGTATTCCTTTTTCGGCTGTACCTGGAATTCGTACTCAAAACGTACAAAGCAAACAGCTGTTAGATAATGTAGCAACGCTTACTCTTGATGATGAGCACAATGCAACAGTGGGGCAGACAGTTATTGTCACAGGGGTAGATGCTTTCTTTACTGGACGGCTAGACACAACATTTAATGGACGTTTCACAATCATAGACATACCTAGCCCAAACAGTTTTAGTTTTAGCTCTGGTGGAATCTTAAATGTTGGGCCTGAAGGTGTCGCGGGGGGTATTTCGCTATTCGGCTCCAAAGTAATTTACGGGGACTACGGCAGCTACACAGCTAATGCAGATATTGGGGTTGCCTTCGAGAACCTTGATAAAAGTGGGTTTTACCAAGACAGCCAAATCTTTAGAGGCTTTGAGCAAAAAACTGTTGGAGAAATACTTGAGCAATACTCAAACACAGTGGAGGGCGGTTTCGAGTATCGCATCGACTGTGACTACGACTACAACACCGCATCTTTTAGTAGAACATTCAGACTGTTTCCTATAAGTCTTGCTGACTCTCCTCCAGAGGGAGAGATATACCCAATTACTGCTTTTGGTGCTGAAAAGATAGTTTTTGAGTATCCTGGAAACATTCTTAGTTTTACCGTTGAAGAGTCAGCGGAGGACGCTGCTACTAGATTTTTTGTAGTCGGAAACATTGAAGACCTAAGCGATGATGCCAGCCAGCCTTATGCAGGAGCCACAGACCGTATAATGCTATCTAACCCCAACGGGAGAAGCTGGCCCTTGCTTGATTTAGCAGAGCAGCTAGATGAAATCGAAGACGAGCTAACGCTTCACGCTTATGCTCGGGACTATTTGTATGAAGCCCGTCCGCCTGTTGGCATCTACAACATAGTTGCTAATGGTTCGCTCTATCCTCAGGTTGGCACGTTTTTTCCAGGTCAATGGTGCTCGATAATTGTTGACGATGAGTTTGTACGACAGCGATTGGCGAGCGACCAAGAGCCTCGAAGTGACATTCTTATTCGCAAGATTGATTCCTACTCGGTAGTTATCCCCGATGGAGTCCCGATTCCTGAAGAAGTACAACTTAGATTAGTAACAGATTGGAAGGTAGACCAGAGTGGCAACTAGAAGAAGAGCAAGCAGACGCTCCCTTACGGGAAACATTACTGACCTGCAGAGAAGAGTTAAGTATCTGCAGAATCGAGGCAACCCCACTAAACTCGCCAATCAAGTTGTCACCAGAACCACTATTCAACCTCGCGCTGTGTCTACAGACCAAATTGCGCTAAATTCTATTGTCAATGACCAAGTTCAGGCTGACGCAATTACGCAAGAAAAGATGCAAAACGATTCGGTTGGAACGCTTGAGCTTATTGATAGCTCAGTAGTCACTGGAAAAATTGGCGACTTTGCTGTTGTTCCCTTAAAACTTGCAGACGCTGCTGTAGAAAACCGAGCAGTGGCAGTTGATGCTATTGCTCAAGACAATTTACAGGGAGACTCTGTTGGTCAAGTAGAAATGCAGAATGACTCCGTGGGAACCCCAGAGTTGCTAGATGACGCAGTCAGTAACACCAAGCTAGAGAACGATTCGGTTACTTCTGAAAAAATTAAGGACGGGGCCGTTGGAAATTCTGAGCTTGCCCCCGATGCAGTTACTGCCGATAAAATAGCCAACGGGGAAGTTGGAACCAGCGAACTTGCCTCCGATGCAGTTACCTCGTCAAAAATTGATACAGACGCTGTAACTAATAATGCCATGGCCTCAAACTCCGTAGACGCAGCCAACATTGTTAACGGCTCGGTTGGCAACAATGAGCTTGCCAGCGGAGCAGTTTTTAATCAAAACATTAGAGACGGCGCTGTCACAACTAATAAAATTACCAATCAAGCTGTGACCTTCGCCAAAATCCAAAACGGAGCCGTAGGAAGTGCAAAAATTGCTAACGGAGCTGTTGGTAGGAGTCAAATTGCAAACGGAGCTGTTGGAGTCAATCAGACAGACGGGTCATTCGTTAGCACAGTAACGGGGAGTAGCACTATTTATATTGGAAGAAGCGGCTCCAGAGTTAATATTGGAGTCATATTTGGTTCTGGCTCTCTGATGGCTGCTCGTGGTAACCACACACATACCGTGTCTGATGTTTACCCAACCACAGGGTATGAAGGGGCAACTCTTACTGGCTTCCAAAGCGCAACGAGGACAACCAGCACCCCTTCAACGCAAAAAATTAAAAAAGACATAGAATCCTATAAACCTTCTGACATTAAAAAATTACTGAACTTAGAACCAAAAAAGTTTAAGTACAAAAGGTCTAAGAGGGGGTACCACAAGGAGCTCAACAAAGAGTGGATGCACGGATACATGGTAGAAGACCTTGTGGGTCTTGGATTCTCTGAGCCAGTGGGCTACGACAAAGATGGCGATGCAGACAAACTTGACTACGGACTTATGTCACTGCTTGTGCTAGAGCTAGTAAAGGTTCAACAGACTGAGATAGACTCTCTTAAAGAAGAAGTTACAAAACTTAAGGACAAAAAATGACCTACCTTTTTGAATATGATGGGGCAATACCTGCGGGCGGTGCCTCGATAGTTGATAGACCACGCTGGGTAAAGACAATCACAGACTCTGACGGTGTAGAGCAGAGAGTAATTTTAAACTTTACTAACATAGCGGAACTGGAATCTTTGACAGACGAAGAAGTCTATGTACATCTAAAAAATCTCGTGTCTTACATAAAAGATGTTTCTCAAGGGCTATCCCCTATCGCACTTAGCGAAGAGAGCCCTTCAGATGGTTGGCATTTTAACGGTGGTTGGGGAGAAATAGAGTGGGCAAAAGAAGAAGTCTTACGCTGGTGGGAATCGGTTTACTATAAAGACGAAGAGGGGCCAGAGTAATGTTTGAAGTAAAAGACGGGTCTAGAACCCTACAATTTAGCGGTCAACTTCTGGGAGAGTCATCTTCCAAAAGATACGACTCTTTTAGGTGGATTGAGTTTAAGCTCTACCGTACCGAAAACGGCTCTTACATACTTTCTAGGATAGGCATTTCGCTTGTATTCCATGCAGCAACTTGCTCTCTAGTCAAAAGGTACGGCCTTAGTGAGCTAAAGTCGGCCCAGCTTGCAGACGAGGCAATTCCTTGCGTAGAATGCAGACCTGACAGAAACATGCCTTTACTGTTCCCAGAGCAAGACCGAACTTGGGCTCAGGTTAGTGACGACCCAGAGCCAGTGCTAGATGCTCTATATAAGTTTGACCCCGACGGTGGCGCTCGTTACCTGACAAAAGTTGCTCAAAGACTCCTAGAACAGGCTTCAAATGCGGACTCAGAAATTGAGCGTATATACAGGGTAGAAATGATTCCTTAAATAAGCTAGAATAGCAACACAAAATGACAGGGACAAAATGACAGAAGAAAGAACTGACCTATCTCAGGTACAGCTCCACCTAGTAGACAGCGTTGAGAAATCTGAAGAATTTCTCCGTTGGATGAGCGAGCGCCGACCCCACAACGCTATTTCTATTGACATTGAGACAGGCGAACTTCCAGGTAATCCAAAGAAGGACGCTTTCTCTCCTTGGCACGGTCGAATCCGTCTTGTTCAGGTTGGCGATGGCATGCAGGGCTGGGCGATTCCTTGGGAGAGCTGGGCTGGAGTATTTTATCAGGCTATGAAGGAGTTCTCTGGCCCTGTAATTTGTCACAACATAGCCTTTGAAGCCAAATGGTTTGCCGTCAAGTCTGAGTGGGAGATGCCTTGGGACCGTGCTCACGACACCATGATTATGGCTCGCATTATCAACCCTCTCGGCGCTGCTGGGCTTAAGCCATTGTCTGCGCAGTATATTGACCGTCACTCTGCTCAGTTGCAAGAAGGATTAGATATAGGCATGGTCAAAAATGGCTGGACTTGGGGCACTGTCCCAATTACGTACGAGCCCTACTGGGCTTACGGCGCTTTGGACACCGTCCTAACAACGAGACTTTGGGAGATGTTCTACCAAAAGTGTGGCCCAGAGGGCCCCTACTACAAAGCTTATGAGCTTGAGATGGCTGTCCGAAAGATTGCTACTCGCATGGAAGTCAACGGTGCACGTATTGACCTTGATTACTCTAAAAATAAGTACGAAGAATTGATTGACTACACAGAACGCACAAAGCTGTGGTTCTACAACACATACAACTCTTCTATGACCAGCAATCAACAATTGGTTCGAACTTTTGAGGGGCTAGGCGCTGAGCTCACTGCATTTACCCCGTCGGGGCAGAAGTCCGCGAGCAAAGATGAAATTAAACGCCTCGCAATCGAGGGCAACGCAGAAGTAAAAAACCTTGCAGAGGTCGTGCTTAAGCAACGTAAAGCAGACAAGCTTGCCAGCACTTACTTCAGCAGCTTTATGGAGAAAAACTCCAACGGGTTCCTGCACCCATCTATTAACACTTTGGCTGCTAGGACGTCAAGGATGTCGATTTCGGAGCCCGCGCTACAGACTTTACCTAAAGGCGACGACGTTGTGCGACGTGCATTTATACCCAAAGATGAGAACCACGTAATCATCACCTCGGACCTTGACCAAGTTGAGTTCCGCATGTTCGCCTCTATGTCTGGTGACCCAAATCTTATTGAACTATTCAACCGCGCAGACGCGGAAGGCTCTGACCCCTTCACTGAAATTGGCCGTCAGGTTTATCAAGACCCAACGATGGTAAAGTCCGATAAACGGCGTAACTTAATAAAATCTTCAGTCTACGGGCGCCTGTACGGAGCAGGAGTGGCTAAGCAAGCTTTGACTGCTGGTGTGCCAAAAGAAAATATGCAAGCTGTCTCTGACTCATTCGATGCTAACTATCCAGGTATGTCTATGTTCCAAAAGCAAGTCAATGACGTAGGCCAGAGAAGGTACCGCACTGAGGGAGAAGGATATGTCCACACTTGGACTGGT